AGTGAAAGCAAGAAAGGTATAAATGGCTAAACTTAAGATCAGTGAAATATTTTATTCAGCACAGGGTGAAGGACGCTTTGTAGGTGTGCCTAGTGTATTCTTAAGAACATTTGGTTGTAACTTTACATGTGGTGGCTTTGGTATGCCCAGAGGCGAGATGTCTGCAGAGCGTGATGATGTCAAGGTAGAACTGTTTAATAGATATGAAGACTTACCTTTAGTTGACACAGGCTGTGACAGTTACGCATCGTGGGATCCAAGATTCAAACATTTATCACCTATGCTAGAAAATGAAGCAGTGGTAGATAGACTGCTAGAACTAACACCAAACGGTAAGTGGATGCAAGACAATGGCAATGATGTGCATTTGGTTATAACAGGTGGAGAGCCATTACTAGGATGGCAACGCAGTTACAAAGACTTGTTGAATAATGATAGAATGCGTGATCTTAAAAACATTACATTTGAAACTAACGGCACACAAGAACTACATGAGGATTTCAAAGCCTACTTATTAGCATGGGCATTTGACCGAGGTGGTAACTACAAGAGTGATATCACATTCTCAGTTAGTGCTAAATTATCAGCAAGTGGCGAGAGTTGGGAAGATGCTATTAAGCCTGAGATTGTTACAGACTATGAACGTTATGGCACAACCTATCTCAAATTTGTAGTAGAAAAACCAGATGACTTTGATGAAGTAGATCGTGCTGTCAAAGCATATCGTGAAGCAGGGTTTGAAGGAGTAGTATACATCATGCCAGTGGGTGGTGTTGTTAAAGTATATGATGGTAATAAGTTTAGTGTAGCAGACGAGGCCATGCTACGTGGTTATAATTACAGTCCAAGATTACATGTTGATCTTTGGGGCAACAGTTGGGGGAAATAATATGAAACATCCAGATCCAAAATTACATCTACAATTAAGTTTAGTTAAGTCAGGCGTTAGAATACTAGCAGGTGGTGCACTACTATTTGGCAGTCTATGGTATTGTGGCATTTGTTTAATTGTAGCAGAAGCGATAGGTATAGCAGAGGAATTAGTATAATGTTAGATAACATTAAGAAAATATTTAAAAAAGAAGAACCTAAAAAGTCTAAAAAGAAACTTACACCTAAGGAACAGGCAACTAAAGATGGTGAGCCGTGGGTAGAAGTATTAAGCATGGATATTAATGCAGACAGTCCAGACGAAGGTGCTTTTGAACTTGATTGGAATGATACATTTGTTGCTAAATTAGTTAAGGCAGGATATGCAAAAGATCCTAAAGATACAGATGCAGATATTGTTGATCGTTGGTTTAAAGCAGTCTGTAAAAATGTAGTAATGGAAGGTTGGGAACAAGATCAAGCAGATCCAGAAAAACGTGTACAAACTAAAGACCTAGGCAATGGTAGATCGGAGATTTCGTGAGATATCTATTAGTAGATACAGCAAATACATTTTTTAGAGCAAGACATTCAGCATATAGAGCGGCAGATTCAGAAGAAAAGGTAGCGTTTGCTATTCATGTTACTCTAGGCAGTATCAATAAAGCATGGAGAGATCAAGAAGCCAATCATGTTGTCTTTTGTTTAGAAGGACGTAGTTGGCGTAAAGACTATTATGAACCTTACAAGAAAAATAGATCAGTTGCTAGACAGGCGTTAAGTGAAAGTGAAGCAGAAGAGGATCGTTTATTTTGGGAAGCCTTTGATGAACTACATGGCTTTCTAAAAAATAAAACTAACTGCACAGTTCTACAACATCCTGAACTAGAAGCAGATGATTTGATAGCAGGTTGGATACAGAGTCATCCAGACGATGAGCATGTTATTGTATCAAGTGACACAGACTTTTATCAACTACTAGCAGAAAATGTAAAACAGTATAATGGAATCAGTGACGAACTACATACTCTTGATGGTATCTTTGATAAAAAAGGTCAACGTGTCATTGACAAGAAAACTAAAGAACCTAAACAGATACCAGATCCAGAATATATCTTATTTAAGAAATGTATGCGTGGTGATCCCACAGATAACATTTTTTCAGCATTTCCAGGCGTGCGAGAAAAAGGCAGTAAAAACAAAATAGGTCTACTAGAAGCATTTGAAGATAAGAAAAGAAAAGGTTATAATTGGAACAACCTTATGCTACAACGTTGGGTAGATCATAATGAAGTTGAACATAGAGTGTTAGATGACTATGAACGCAATCGTGTGTTAGTAGATCTAACAGCACAACCTGATGACATAAAAGCAAAGATAGCAGAAACAATCGCAGAAGGCATGACAGTTAAACAGCAACAAATGATAGGCGCACAGTTCTTAAAGTTCTGTGGCAAGTATAATCTAGTTAAATTAAGCGACAATGCGGCGTCAATGAGTCATTGGATGAGTGCTAGTTATCCGGACTTTGAAACCGTATGACTCAACAAAACTTTATAGCATTAGATTTAGAACTTAATCAACCTAGTAACAAAGTGATACAAGTTGGTGTTGCTATTGGCAATGTAGATCAAAATCCAAAAGACTACATTGTAAAAAAATGGTACATTGACCCAAAAGAACCAATTGATAACTTTATAACAGGACTCACAGGTATTACAGATAGTGATATTAGAAATAACTGTGTTGGACATTCTACAATTTCTAGAGAACTAACAGCGTTAATTAAAGAACATAACCCATGGTTACAACCTGTTGTATGGGGATATGATGATGCTGGACAACTACGTCGTGAGTTTGAAAAACATAGTGTAGAATTTAAACACTTTGGAGGACGTTGGCTTGACGTAAAAACTATTCATAATTTTATGATGTTTTCAAAAAACGAATCTCCCAGAGGCAGTTTAAAAGAGGCTATGTCTAGATATAATTCTGTGTTTGAAGGCCAGGAACATAGGGCCGACATAGATGCTCAAAATACACTAAAGTTGTTTTTTGGATTAATGCATCAACAATCCAAAATGTTTGATTTAATGAGAAAACAAAGTGGCAATCAATAAACTATACATTACTCCAAGAAAATATAAATCTTTATCAGATAACAAAATAACATCTTCAAACTTTGAGGACATTATTAAATCTGATATACTTTTAGATTATCAAACATCATTAGCAGATTGTCAGTCTAAAAATTTAGACTCAATTTTTAATAATGCACAAATAATAGAAGTGCATGGGTTTACAGGTGTAGAGTCAACTGAAAATATGATTGAGACTAATTACGAAATCATGTTTTTATTTAATAGGTTAAATCTAGTAAAGGAAAAAGTTATCTTTACTGAATTTGATCCTTACCAACGTTATAATTATAAAGATCTCATATATAAAAAATCAAATCTAAAACCTACTCTTTGGGTTGGTGGATGTTCTGTTTCTAACGGTGATGGTGTTAAAGAAAAAGAAAGTTATGCTAGTTTATTGGCTGATAAATTAAAATACCAATTAGTAAATTTATCTCGAAGTGGTGAAAGTATTTTCTGTACTATTGACCACTTATTACGGGCAGATATACAACCACACGATATAGTAATATTTGGAGTTACTAACTTTGCTAGACATGAATACGTTCGCGATCATAAACTGATAGGTTCATCATTTGGTGTTAAAGGTGATAACTTTAAATATCTAAAATATATTGATTTAGAATATTTTGAATCTGAAGTTAACGCTTTGAAATGCTGTCATCAGATTTTTCATATTATAAATGTTTGCAATAATATTGGTGCTAGGGTTATTATAGCAAATATACTAGACATAACTTTAAGTCCCATATTTTTTAAAGATTGTGAAAATTATATTGATTTTTCTCATACAGGAACTTTAGATACTTTTATAGACATAGGAAATGATGGTCTACATCCTGGTCCAAAACAACATCAGTGTTATTTTGATAAAATTTATCAAAAACTAATTGACATATATCCTAATAAAAGTTATAATAATGAATAGAGGACAAAACAATGGCTAAATTTTATTCAACAAAAACATATGGTAACGACAGAGGTTTATCCTGTGCGTTTAGACAGTGGCGATCAACACACTCACATTGTTCACTGATACATGGTTATTCAATTGGTATTAAACTTGTATTTGAATGTGATGAACTAGACGAACGTAACTGGGTTATGGACTTTGGTGGCTTAAAAGAGTTTAAGAAGTGGACAGAATATATGTTTGATCATACACTGTGTGTTGCTAAAGATGATCCTGAATTAATGTTGTT